ACGGCTTTTTGGATGGCGACTTCAACGAAGATGGCCGCGTGAATTCAGAAGATATTCGATATATGACTCAAGCCGATGCCCTAGTTCTTTACCGCGTTCAGTGGTGGGACAGGCACCAATACGAAAAAATAATCAATCAACAAATTGCAACAAAGGTCTTTGATTTAGCTGTAAACATGGGCGCGAAACAAGCGCATAAATGCCTACAAAGAGCGCTACGTTCTACGTGTAACGTTATCTTGCTGGAAGACGGTATTTTAGGTGAAAAGACATTTTCCGCTGTGAATAATGCCAATCCTAATGAGCTCCTTTCGGCATTGAGAAGTGAAGCTGCTGGATTCTACCGCAGCCTAAATAAACCGCGCTATCTGACGGGGTGGCTAAATCGAGCCTATGAATAAAAGATATTTTAAGAAACGATATCTTATTGCTTCTCTTTTGACGATATACGTCATAGCCAAGATCTATGTGAGTTTTACTGAAAATCCAAATGATGATGATATTCCAGACCGAATAAAAGATATTGTTTTTCGAGTGGTTATGGTCAGCCCAACTGACGATCCTAACCCTGACTTTACAGTTGAATATTGAATTTTCAATAATAAAAGAGGTCTTATGATTTTGTATACGTATTACGGACAAATCGATACAGAAACTCCTATTAATTACGACAAGACGGTAGAGTTTTTTTTAAGAGAAGCTGACCCCGAGCGGTTGAAAGTTATGAGTGAGGGTAAGAAAACTTTTAAGTCACCAAAGCCTATTTTATGTAGTGGTCCAAAACGGAAGAGGAAGAAACCTTATGAAAGAAGAATCTATCAAAAAAGACAAGAAGCAAGACAAGAAGCGTATGCCTAGCAAGAGAGGTTGTTAATGTCTGAATTAAAACGTTGTGATTCATGTAAAGGCCGTAAGGTTCTTATGGGTTTGGGCTGTATTGAGAAGAAATGTCAGACCTGTTCTGGATTGGGTTGGGTTGATCATGTAGAAGAACCTATTGAGTTTTTGAAGGAAAAAAAGGAAAAACCAAAAAGTAAATCTGGTAGGCCAAAAGCCGTTAAACATGAGGATGCGATAGCTGCATTATCTGGGTGACATATATGAGATACAAGACAAAAGAGCTTACGAATAAACAACGAAAATTCGTTGACGCATTATTTCTTGCGGAAAATGCAACGGAAGCTGCTCGTATGGCAGGTTATAAAGATACAAAGCTATTGAAGTCTTTGGCGCATGAAACAAAGAAAAATCCTAAAGTGAAAGAGGCAATTGAAGCAAAGAAGAAAGAGCTTGAGAAAGAGGCGCTGTTAACCAAAATTGAAAAGTTGAAGATGGTTGATAGCGTTATTGTTAATTCTTATGAAAATTGCGACTGGGAGAATATGGCTAGAATGATTAAGATCTCAAATGAGATGCAAGGTCATAACGCCCCCACAGAAGTCACAATTAACGCTCAAGAATCTTTTGTAAAGAGATTCCAGAATGATGAGGATCTTAATTCTGAATGAGCAATTTGGATGAGTTAGAGATCAAGCTTCGTAAGCGTCTTCGTGATGACTATCCGTTCTATGCTAGAAAATGTTTAAAGATTCGTACCAAATCAGGCGCTATTGTTCCTTTTATTTTGAATGAGGGGCAGTTGTATCTTGATAGAAAAATCGAACAGCAAAAACGAGAAAAAGGTTTCATCCGCGCAATTATTTTAAAAGGGCGTCAACTTGGTTTGTCTACATACATTCAAGGTCGTGGATATCAAAAAGTTACCAACCATATTGGTATGCGTGCGTTTATCCTTACCCATGACTCAGATGCCACAAATAACTTATTTGAAATGGCGCAGCGATATCATCAGTATTGTCCGGAGGAAGTAAAGCCGGGATTGGACACCAGCAATGCAAAAGAGCTTTTATTTGGGGGTCTTGAATCAGGATACAAGATTGGTACTGCTGGAAATAAAGGGGTGGGTCGATCCTCAACCATTCAGTTCTTTCACGCATCAGAAGTAGCCTTCTGGCCAAATGCGGCAGAGCACGCAAAAGGTATTTTGCAGGCGGTGCCAAGCGAACCTGGAACTGAAATATTTTTTGAGTCAACAGCGAATGGGGTAGGAAATTATTTCCATGAACAATGGCAGCTAGCAGAAACCGGCCAATCAGATTTTATCCCTATTTTCATTCCTTGGTATTGGCAAAAAGAATATAGACGTTCAGTTCCAGAAGATTTTACTTTGACAGACGAAGAAGAAGAATTATCCAGAATCTATGATCTTACTGCGCATCAGATCATGTGGCGTCGCTATAAGATTGTTGAGCTCTCAGTTGGCGGATTTGACGGTTCAAAAGGGTTTATGCAAGAGTATCCTTGCAATCCTGTCGAGGCTTTTCAAACATCTGGAGAGGATGTTTTTATTGCGCCTGAAATCGTAATGAAAGCGCGAAAAGCGAAAGCAGAAGGAGTTGGCCCTCTACTTATTGGTGTAGATCCAGCTCGATTCGGGGACGATCGGACATCAATTATTCGTCGTCAGGGACGAAAAGCGTATAAGCTTCAGAGTTATACGAAGAAAGATACGATGGAAGTCGTCGGTTTG